ATCGTTTGCGGCTTCACGCTCAGTCATTACTTTGGGTTGTACTGTCAATGCGTTACTAGCTGTACTTGGTAAATAAGTGGCATCGTTTGCGGCAACTGTATTGGCTGGTAACTTAGCTGCTTTGTTAATTACTGCTTGGCCGTAGTCACGGCTGTAAGCTTGATCGGCGTTTTGCATAACCATTGTTTTTGGTTGTGCGGCTTGCGTTACTTTTGTTGCTTTTATTTCTGTTTCATCATCACCAAAATTAAAGAAGTCTTTTATTGAATCGGCAATACCTTTTAAACCACCTACCTTTTCACTTAACCAGTCGAACGCTTTGCCATAGCCTTTCATCATCATGCCCATTGGTGTAAATCCAAATATGGTTTTGATGAAGTCGAAAAAGCTGCCTAACGGAGATTTAACCGCATTCCACATACCGTTAATAGCGCTCGCTACCCAAGTGATGACGTTAACAAGCTTAGTTATAAACCAAATAACCGCTTTGATCGGGAACAGTATTAAGTTTAATGCGGCACCAAACACTAAACCGAAAACTTCACCTGCTGATGCTACCCCGGCTAGCGCCTGGCTTGATTGTTCAACCGGTGTAAACAACGATACAAACCAATTAAACACGCTTTTAACTGCGTTAATAATAGGCGAAAATGCTGCACCCAGCTCGCTAAATGCATCAATGACTGGTGCAAAACTGTGTACAAAGCCATCCCAAAAACCACTCATAAAGGCTTTGATGGGTTGCCAAAATTTATAGATTAATGCGGCGAGTAAAACCACTAAACCGATGATCACGCCTAATGGGTTGGCCAACATTACGGCATTTAAAAACCCCATGATGCGAGTGACGTTAAATAGGCCCATAGCAAACTTACCCACGCTGACAGCCGCACCTTTGGCATAAGCACCCAGTGCTGGTAAATAGCCACCTGTAAACGCTGCTGTGGTGTGGAATCTACTTTGTGCTAACGTGGCTCTCGCTGTAACGCCAGCAAAAAGCTTGCTCGCTAATGATGCGCTGTGTGTTGCTTTGGTTGATGTAGCCAATGATCCGGCTAGCGCTTTGTTGGCTTTTGTATAAAGCCCTGTAACTGATGTAAGCCCACCAAAAACTGAGGTAAGCGTTAACCCTGAAAATTTAAGTAAACCCATTGAAAAATTTACTAAACCAAATACGGTTACTAAACCCACCACGCCAACCACAACGGTTGCTATTGTGCTGGATAAAACAGGGAATTGCTCGGTTAATGAAACTATATAAGCAAAGCCTGCGGCGAGCATTTCAACGAACGGCTCTACCACGGGTAATAAACGGTTACCCATTGCTGTAGCGGCGGCATTGAATGAGCCGCCCAGCCTATCCCATGGGCTGGCAATGATGTTTGCCATTTCGGCCGCTTTTGAGTTGTCTTGCACGCCTTCAAAAACGGCAATGCCGTCTTTTAATTTGTCGACTTTAGTGCTTAGTACGTCGACCGCTTTTGCACCTTGTTTACCAAATATTTGCGTTAGCACGTCGCCGCGCGCAACAGAACCCAACGATGATAGACGGTTGTTAATACGTCCTAGCACCACGTCTATTGCAAGCATATCGCCATTATCAGCTGTTAATTCTATGCCTAGCGTTTCTTGTGCCTTGCCAATACCTTGTAATAACGATGCAGCCTGAGTGCCCGCAACTGAACCCGACTTAGCCACTAGCTGTAACTCGCCTACTAGGGCAAATTGCTGTGCTGAGCTTAGCCCGATGTTTGTTGCGGTTGCGCCAAGGTTTGAAAACGCCGCTTGCATTTCTGCACCGGTGGTTTTGTAAAGCTGTACTGCGGTTGCTGTTTGGCCTGCTATTTGGTTTACCCAATTAGATTTGCCCATTTTGTTGGCTGTTTTTTCGAATATGCCATACATGGTGCCCATGTAGCTGGTAATAGTGGCTGCGTCGGCTTTGGTTGCTACCGCTAGTATGTTTGATGTTTTAGTAAATTCTGATAACTCATCGCCCGTTAGTCCGGCAATGGCTGATTGAATATCGTATGCACTGCGGACAAACTCAGCTGAGTTACCACCAAATTGAAAACCAAATTCGTACGATGTTTTAGTGAGTTTTTGTAATGCGTCGTCGGCAACGCCGAGTGATTGCACTTCGCCCAAAGCGGCAACGTGATCAATGGCGGGGGCCAGTGATTTAGCCAGTGCATAACCACCGGCAACGGCGGTGGTTGCGCCACGCATCATTTGGTCTTGCGCAGCGGCTGTTTGCTGGCTCAGCTGATTAATTTTAGCCATGACTTTATTAACCGGCCCTGTCACCTTGTCGATGATGCCGATTGAATAAGTCAACTTATCTAACTTGCTGAGTGTTGCCATTAAATTACTCGCCGCCTAATGCTGTGCAAATGCCGTTATTTACGGCGGTTACAAAGTTTTCTTGCTGTGATGTTTCAAGGTAAAGCGCCTGTGCCAAGCTTTCGTTGGTTACTGGCATGTTGCTGAAGTATTTAGCGTGGTATGCCAGTAACTGATCGAGTCTGTTTTTGCCTATTTGCTTGGCTCGGCCTTCGATTTTTTTACGGTAAAATTAAACTCTGGCTGGTATTCTTCAACAATCGCGCCTACTAAAAACAATGCTGCGCCCGGCTGTTTCACCAGTTCTTGAACTTTTTTAGCATCACTTTCAACCACTGTGTTTAATACAAAGTTAGTGGCTGGCTGTACTTTGTTATTTGGCTGCGTCGCGTTAATGTATTTGTTGTAGTCTGCGGCATTTACGTTAAATGTAATGTCGCCAACGGGTGTTTCTAATGTGATTTTTTTCTCAAACGCCATGATTATTCACTCTCTTTTATGTCTGCTTGGTCTAGCAGTGTGTAGGTAAAATAAGGGCCATACTTGGCTGCTGATTGCTCACACAAAGCAATAAATTCATCAAAGTCATTTGGGTTTGCAAACACCTGGCAACCAGCAGACCATTTATCTACCTGTGTAGATGTGGTTTTGCTATTTGCGCGGTGGCAGTTAATGCCAAAGTAACCTTGCTGCAGTACTGCTTGGGGTGTGACGTCCGTGTCTAACTCGGTGTTTTGGTTATTGTCACGTAGGACAACAACCGGTTTATGTTGTACAAGGGCGCGGTATTTGCCCTGGTGATAACCCAGCGCCCATAAACTTCTATGCTGCCCTGCAATTAGCACAGCGGTGCCGTCTATGTTCATTGGGTTTTTGCGCCAGTATGTGCCTGCGTCTGTTGTGGCTTTAAACTGCTTTAACTGCCATTCGCCATTTTGCTGATACAGCACACAAATTGCATCGTTAAACGTATTGACGCGTGTGTTTGCATGGCGAATACCTATGATGTTTAGGTTTAGTTCACCCTCAAATACTTTATGCCCACACGCTTGCATGGTGCTTAATAGTGTTGCTGCATTTAAGTTGCGAATGGCTTTAGTCATTACAAGTCTCTCACTTCATCTGCTGTTAGGTACGGCACGCCATTGATTTTTACAAAATCAGGGCTGGTAACTGGACACTTAATTGATGTGGTGTCTTCTTCACCGCCATCCGCTTTGATGTTTAAAATTTCGTCTAGCTGTGGCAAACAACCAAATGCTTCTACGTTCTTTTTGCCTGCGGCCACTTCAGCATTAAATGCCACATCGAACGGTTCAATACCTTTCCAGCTGCCTGCTTTTTCAGCTTGCGCTTGCACAATTAACCAGTTTTCGTGATCGAGCTTTAGCGTTACTTCTGCTTCTACATCGCCATCAATAAAACCTTTTGGTATACCGCGCACTTTTTTTACCGTGCGGCCGTCGGTAATTTTTACTGTGGCTTCCATGACATGCACCATTGAACTACCAATGAAGATGTCAAAATCCTTACCGCCTAATACTTTTTGCATGTTCGCGCTCCTATTCTGCGTTATCTAACATGATGCCAACTATGATGGTGTTGGGTGAATCGATTGGCTTAACTTTGAGAACGACTTGCAATGTGGTTGCGTTCATAAACGTTAGGCTGATGCTGTCATCTTTTGGCGCATCAATAAGACCCGGGAACTTATCAGCACCAATGTTGATAGACTTGCTCATATCGCGCAGTGGTTTACCCATCACACGCTTGCCAAACTCAATACCACTGGTGCTGTTATTTAAGCGGCGGTTTTTAATTTGCTGAATTGCAATAATGCGCACAGCTCGCGCTGCTTTATCTACAATGCGTCCTGTTTCAATCTGCTGAAAGTCACCACCTTCGGCGTCTAGCATGTTTACGTCGCCAAAATAAACGCCATCAAAGTCAGGATAAAACTGCGTACAGCTAAAGCGCAGCGCATCAAGTGCTTCGGTTGTTGCATTGGTTAGCGGGTTGCCTGCTGCATCTTCAGGCAATGGCATGAGCGACATTGCACCAGTCAGTACGCGCATTGGGCTGTCAGCAATGGTGACTGCGCTTTTACATAAGCGACCTGTTACAGCGCCTAGTTCGTCACCAAACAGTAATGGCACCACGGCCACTCGGTCACCCACGACACCATCGGTTAATGGTTGTAATGCTGTCACTAAATCTGTCCAGTTTTGCTCAGCCGTTAAACCTGGCGCGGCCAGTAAAAAACGAACACGGCGCGCAAGGCCAGATAGAACCTCAAGCGCCTTTGCTTGATAGCTTTCGATTTCTGCTTTGCCTGTTACGGGTGTACAAATAACAATAATTTCGGGGCTTACGTCTTGATCCATTGCTTCGTCAATAAGTGCCATTACGTCGGCGTCGATTGCGTGCGCTATTGCATAACCACTTACTAGGTCGTCGCCGTTGCGCTGCCATGCTTTAACTTGGGTTTTTAACGGTGAGTCGGCTACGCCAAACTCAGCATCAAAGTCGCTTTGTGCATTAATGGGTAGAATTTTGCCGTTGTTTTCGGCTGCTTGGCCGATGAACAATACGGTGCGTTCTACCTGTTTTGTAGCGCCACTGCCTGTTTGAATGGCGGCAACGGATACTTTACCTTGTGCCATGGTCGTTCCTTTTTTTGCTTGCGCTACGCCACTTGCATAGCTTTGTTTAAAATAAAATTCATTTGCTCTTTTTGCTCGGCTACCGTTTGCCCCAAAAAGGAGCGGGCAGGTAAATCAATTTTCCATGTGCTCTTACCTGAGCTGCCCTTTAATTCGCGCAGTAAAAACCCTGCTTGGTTAATGCTTAAATTGTTTGTTATCCATTTAATACTTGGCCGCTTGCTGCCCTTGCCTTTGCCGCGCGGTATTTTGTAACCCTCGCTTATTAATGCTCTGGCTAAGTTGCGCGTGGCTGGGCCTTCTTTATTTTGTGCGGCTTTGCCTTTTGGCTTGCCTGCATCAAGGCTTACACCTTCTTGGTGGGCGCGGGCTATTTTTCCGCTGTTGCCACCTTTAAAATATACGCTTGCGCTATTTGCGCCGTAGCGCACTTTCATGTTGCGCTTTAGCTTTGTTAGCATTTTCTTTTTTTTACCGTTGGCGCGGCTTTGCCATGTTTTACCGGCTAAATCGCTTTGCCTGGTAATGCGCTCTTTACTGCTTTTGTTTGCTGCACGTATTGCGCTGCGCAATATGTTGCGGCGCTTTTGCGGCTTAAGCTGCAAAAATGCTAACTGCTCTTTGCTGCGGCCTTCGTCAAACTTGAGATTAAGCACGGTTTACTTGACCTTCAAGTGTGAACGCTTCGGCTATCCACAGGCTTTGCTCGCCAAAGTCGTAGCGGTTGCCGTTAAATTCAAACGGGCCGTTGGGTGTTTGAATAAGCTCAATATCTTCACAAAGCTGCTCTATCGTTAGCTCTACTTCGTTGCTGTTGTCGTCGTTTACGTCGGCGCTAAATTCAATGTCGGTGCTATCAAAACGCCCGCCATTGTTTTGCAACCAAAACGATGCAAAGGCACAGATCAATGCTGCCGGTGCTGCACAAGGGTTTATGCTAATAACCCCTGAGTAATAAAAACGCGCAGCTAATAAGCCGTTACCATTGACCGTTTTGCTACTTGGCTCTATGCGACCACCTTCTATCCAGCTGTCGAACTGAGTGCTTAGCGCTAAATTACGGCCTTGGTATTCAGCGCTGGCTAAATGCTGTTTAAGCATTGCTATTTTGCTTTTGCTCATAACAGCTCAACCGATAAGTTAGGGCTCAGTGCTTGCAGTAGTCGCATGGCGTTTAGGCTTTGGCCTTTCCAATATTCATAATTATCAACAGCTGATTGGCTCTGTGCTGTTGCGCTATCGCGGTGTGTACTGCCTAGTTTTGATACCAGTAAATTAGCTTTGGCTTTGCTATACACTGCATCGTTATAAAAAATTATTTGCTGTGCGTTTAATGGCTCACCATTGGTGAGCACTGCGCTGGCTAGTTCTTGGTTAATTTCACCCTGTGCGCGTTTTAGTTTTTCAACTAACAGATCACTTTTACTTGCGTACTCTTGGGCTATTGCGTAGTGCTCAATAAAATACGCGGTGCTCAGTGCTGGGTAATAGCCATTACCTGGCACATCAACATCGATGCTTTGTAAATCTGCTTGTGGCATGCCGCTTAAGTTCATATTGCACCTGTAAAAACACACATTTAATTGGGTGCGGGCGCCACTTAGTCACACTCGTTAAACACATAATACTAACGCTGTGCTAAGTTGCCCGCCGGCGTTGGAGCTAGTCAGCGGTTTGCTTTTCTGGCTCCGCTGGTTTAATCATTTTTTGTAATTCTTTTAGTAGGGTTTTAACGCCTGCTTTGTCGTTAATGGCTTGGGCCATTTCGGCAAAGTAAAGTGCATTGCCTAAGTTGAGCTGTGCTTTGTTTACTTTTGCGGCTATGGCGTAAAGCTTGCCGCCTACGACCTCAAGCCCTGCCCAATCTTGGTTTTTAACTGCATTAATTAAGCGATGCAGCGTAAAGCCAATGTCATACAGGCCTTGCTGCTTTGATTCTGTTAGGTAGTAATTTGCGTCGTCGTAGAGTTGGTCGATAACGAACGCAGGCCAATGCTTGGTATTGAACACGGTTGGCAATGGCTGCTTTTGTTCAATCATTAATGGCAATAGCTCTAACACTGCATTCCAGCGCTTTAAATCAACTAACCAAATAAACACCCACGCTAGTACTTTGTTGTGGTGATTTTGGCCGCTTAGACGGTAACGATTGATGTAGCCTAGGTAGTCGTTACGCTGTAGGGCTTCTGACTTGTAGCTGGCTTTGTCGCTAATATCAGTAAATGTTTTTAGTTGAGCTAAGTCTGACTCGATGGCCGCTGCAAAAAACGGGTACTCGTTTTGCTCGGTGTTGTTTGCTGGCGCGTTGGCTTGAGTGGCTGTTGCCGCTGCCGTTGGCGCTTGCTTTTCAGTGCTACTTGGTACACTGCTAACTGCTTTGGCTAATGATTTTTTGACTAAGCTCATTTAAAAACACTCTTTAATTTGGTTAAAAAAAGCCGACCCAGAAACTGGAGCAAACAGGTCGGCTAATTGGGAATGTTACTTATACCCAGGCGTCGCCTGCGCTGTTTGGTAACTTGATGTTTGCTGACTCAAAGTACATTGCTTTTTCAAGGTCTTCGACGTAGTAGCAATCGTTGCGTGATAGGTAGTCTTCAACACGTTTCTTTTTGGCGTTGTCTTCTACGTGGGTGCGGGTTGACCCTGCTTGCACGTAGTGGCTTAGGTTTTCAAAGCTGGTAATTAAAATGCCGCGCTCTGGAAAGAACGGAATTTTATAGCTAGCTAGGCCGCCGTAAGTGTCAATCACCTGTTGTAACTCAATTTTGGTTTTTTCACTTGGCGTGTGTGCTTGTTTGGCGTATAGCTTGTTTTTGTCATTCGCTAACAGCTCGTCGCCAATGATGGCCACCATGTTTACACGCTTATGAACTGGAATACCTTGCAATGCATCGTGCACCGCTTGGTCTAGGTTTTCGTAATCGCCACCGGCACCAATGCGAATTTCGTCAGTTACAGCACCTTCGGTAATTACACGCTCTGGCGCATCGCGGCGTAACAGTTGTAACCAACCAATGTTTACGTCTTGCAGCATGGTGTTTGTTGTAATGTCGGTTGTGTCGGCCGCTGATGTGCCATTAAAGCCAATTTTAATAATGTCGAGTGCAATTGCTTGGCGCACATGGTTACGGTAACGCTGATGAAAATCAGGAAACTTTGACCATTGGTCCATTTTGTTCCATGTGATGTGAATGTCACACTCAACCGGGTAGCAACGGTATTCGCGCTTAGCGAGCTTTGATACATCGCGAGTTTTACGCTCTTTGGTGTCGTCAGTTTCAACGCCTGCTCGACCTGTCACGCCGCCGTCTACACTCATGATCACTGACTGGCCAACAATGTCGTCTACCAGTGCGGTGTTGATCATCTGTAAAAATTCAGCTGACTCATACGTTGCATCGTATAAGCGCTGTTCAGTTGTTGGCTCTACGTTAAATTGCTCACTCATTGAAGCAACACCGTAGTTGCTTGCCATGCCTGCAAGTACTGCTACAAATAACTGTTTAGTTTTGGTCTTCATGTTCTTTCCTGCGTTTTGCTAAGTTAAGTTAGAGTGAATGCAATTACAGCAACTGGCTGTATTTGCCTTCGTCGCCTTCGGGTTCATCGTCGGCGTCGGTGGTATCACCCGCAGGTGCTTTTAATGCTTTGGCAAACTTGTCGCTGAGTTCACCCAATGCTTGCTTTGTGCTTGATAGCTCTTCTTTAAGCTGAGCAACTTCGGTGTTTTCATTATCTTCTGGCGGAGTTTCTTCGTCTTCCACGTTGGTGGTTGAGAATGAATCAAGCTTTGCTGTTAGGCCGTCAAGCTTTTTGCCAAACTCGCTAAGCGGTGTGCCAAGTGCATCTTTTAATGCATTGGCTAATTGCGTTTCGTTCATGTCGGATTCTTCCTTTGCGAATAGTCGTTTAAAAAAGGGTTTTTTAGGTGTGTCGATTGGCTCACATGACCCTAAATCAACGGTTAATAAGGCGACTTCCGTGTCGTCTGCTTTGCTCTTACTACTGAAATGAATGCGGTCGGTATAGCAACTTGCTGGGTAGTCGGTCACTGCTAGGCCGGTTAGGTAGGTTTTGCCAGAGCCCATGAAATCACGGCTTATTTCGATACTGAAATATACGGCTTGGTCTGCTTTATTGAGCTGTACAAAGCTTTGGTTTGGGGCAAGTACAGCGTATAAACATACAACGCCCTCTTCGTTTTCGTAGGCTTCAACGCTTTCTACATCGCCCAACATGCCGGGTATATCAACATTGTGTAGGTTTTTAGCGGCCCACCCTGACCAGTTAAATTCATGATCAAGGTTTATGCGGGCGCCATATTTACGCGGGTTGTAGGTTTCTACAATGTCGGCTACGTCTTGCTCTGTAATTTCGCGGCCGTCAACGGTCATGCCAACGGCGGCAATAGAAAGTGGTTTTGTACGTAGTTGACCTGGCATAAACAAACCTTTTAAAAATGTTTTTTAGTTAAGCGTTTTGCTTTAAAGTAATTGCAGTTTGCACCCTCTTTTTAATCCTTTCCAACGGTTTAACTTTTTGAAATTCCTATATTTAGCTTTTAGGAAATGACAGGTTTTTAACAAACAGATTACGCGCTTTATTACTAATACACTGCCGCTATGGATTAATTAACGCGGTGCATTATGAAGGCGAACTACGGACCAGAAATACGCAAAAAAGCACAAGACTTGTATGTTGTTGAGGGCTATACGGTGGATGAAATTGCCGAGCTTGACGATATGCCGAGTGCGCGTAGTATTCGCCGTTGGGCTGAGGCTGGTAAGTGGGAGGATATGTGCCCAAGCTATAATGCTGAAATGGCGTTTAGCAAACGCATTAATGTGCTGGCCGATAAAGAAGATAAAACCGATGCCGACTACAAAGAGTTAGATTTTTGCACCCGCCAATTATGCGCACTTAATAAAAGTAAGCTTGCTCCTGCCCCTAAACAACGTGCCAGTAATGATGATGCGGGGAACAATAATGGAGGCGGTAGCAATAAAAAGTCGAAGAAGAAAAAGAAAAACGATTGCTCTGGCATTACTATTGATATGCTCAACGAGCTTAAAGACAAACTACTTTACCCGCACCAAAAACATTGGTTTGAAAACCAAGACCACCGCAGTCGCTTTATTTTAAAACCTCGCCAAATTGGTGCCACATTCTATTTTGCCTTTGAAGCGTTTTATGATGCGGTGGTTAATGGCCGTAATAAAATATTTATATCGGCAAGCCGTGACCAAGCCGAAGTATTTAAAGCTAATATTGTGGCACTGTGCCGTGAGCATTTTAATATTGAATTAACCGGCTCGCCCATGGTGCTTAATTTAGCCGGCGGTAAAACGGTTAAGCTGATATTTAAAAGTACCAATGCGCGCACGGCTCAGTCGGAAAGCGGCGACTTATATATAGATGAAGTGTTTTGGATACCAAACTATAAAACGCTGCGCGGTTTGGCACAGGCCATGGCAACGCATAAGCATTTGCGTATTACCTACTTTAGTACGCCAAGTGTTACCAGTCATGAAGCGTACGACCATTGGAACGGTAAATGGTACAGAAAAACCAAAGCCTGTAACGACCCTGAATTTGCCATTGATGTTAGCCATAAAAACTTAAAGCATGGCCTGTTGTGTGACGATGGTATTTGGCGACAAATGCTCACCGTGCATGACGTGGTTAAAAGTGGCTTTGATCGCATTGATATTGAAGTACTTGAAAACGAATACAGCACCGATGAGTTTAATAACTTGTTTATGTGTAAGTTTATTGATGATGCACACAGTGCCTTTAACCTTAAACAAATTATGGCCTGTGTTGGCGACTCCACTAAGTGGGATGACTTTGATTTAGAGTGCGAACGCCCGTTTGCACTCAAGCCTGTGGTGATTGGATTTGACCCTGCCCGCTTTGGTGATAAAGCAAGCGTTGCTGTTTTAAGTGCACCTATGAAGCCTGGCGAAAAGTTTAGGCTACTTGAGGCCGTTGATTTAAGCGGCAATGACTTTGAAGCGATGGCCAGCGAGATAAAATTACTCACCGAAAAATACAACGTGCAACACATTGGTGTTGATACCACCGGCATTGGTTATGGTGTATGGGAGATGATCACTAAATTTTACCCTAACGCCGAGCCAATACATTACAACCCAATTATTAAAAACCAACTGGTTATTAAGGCGATTAACGTAATTAAAAACCGCCGTTTTGAGTTTGACCAGGACGCAGTAAATATTGCCAGCTCGTTTATAAATATTCGCCGTAAAGTGGTTGGCGACCAAATTACCTATGCCACAAACCGCACCGCGACCACAGGCCATGCCGATATTGCGTGGGCAATTATGCACGCTATGAAATTTGAACCACTGGACGGCAATGCCCACAGCCGCCAAACCTCTGTAGGAATTGCAGCTTAATGAAACCACGATTACAAGTAAGTAACGGCCATGCGCCTAACTATAACCAACGAACAGCGGTTACCGATTCGTTTAGCTTTGGCGATCCTGAGCCGTGTTTAGATAACCGGCTAACCGATTACATTGGGGTATTTAGTGATAGCAACGGCATTTATGCACCGCCAATAAGTTTACAAGGTTTGGTAAAGCTGCTGCGCGTTAATGCCCAGCACGGGCCCATTCTCTACTTTAAGCGCAACATGATTTTAAAATGGTATAAACCTAACCCACTGTTAAGCCATCAAGCGCTTAGTAAGTTTGCCTTTGATTTGCTGTGGAGTGGTAACGCCTATTTGCAGATTATTAAAAACTCATTTGGGCAGGTCATTAAGCTGCGCCATTTGCCTGCACTGACTATGCGTTATACCGATACGCGCGGCGTATATGCACAAATAAGTAATCGCAGCCATGAGCCTATTTACTTTAATGCAGGTGAAGTTATTCACGTAAAAGAGTACGACCCAGCGCAAGGTATTTACGGCATACCGCAGTATTACGGGGGTATTCAATCAGCCTTACTCAACGAAGATGCCACTTTATTTAGACGCCGCTATTACAAGAACGGCGCGCACATGGGTTTTATATTCTCAATGGCCGACCCGAACTTAAGTGATGCCGATGAAACAGCACTAAAGAATGCCATACGCGATAGCAAAGGCGTGGGTAATTTTAGAAGTTTGTTTTTTAATTTCCGCAGTAATAAGGCCGATGCTGAAAAGTCGATAAAGATAACGCCCGTTGGCGACATATCAACTAAAGACGAATTTGAACGTATTAAAAAAATTACGCTTAACGACATGCTCAGTATGCACCGTGCGCAAGAAGCACTTAGCGGTCAATCTTCTGGCGACAGCCCCGGCTTTGGTGATTTAGATAAAATCACCCGCGCCTACTACAACAACGAAGTAGTACCACTGCAGCAAGATGTTTTAGGTATTAATAACTACCTACCCGCCGCACAGCATATTGAATTTAAAGAGCCTGAATATTCAGACCTAAACCCAACAACGAAGGAAAGCGCATGAGCTGGA